TGAGGGGATTAATCAAGAAATAAAAACTCTTAACAAAAATGTAGATAAAACAGCAGATGGTTTTGAGGGTGTAGAGAAAGCTACTAAAGATACTGCCAAAGGAGTAAAAAGCATAGGAACTACTTTAAAAGCTATTGGTATAGGTCTTTTATTGGCTGCATTTACTAAACTAAAAGAAGTATTTGAGCAAAATCAAAAAGTTACAGATGCTTTTAATATTGCATTTGAAACTTTATCTATAGCTTTTAATGATTTCTTTAGATTTTTAGAAAATAATTTAGGAACAGTTACTGGATTCTTTTCAGATATATTTGAAAATCCAAAAGAATCGCTAATTGAATTTGGTACTGCTATTAAAAATAATATAATAGAAAGGTTTAATTCTTTCTTAGATACTTTAGGATTTTTAGCAAGTGCAGTAAAAAAAGTATTTAGTGGAGACTTTGCAGGGGCATTAGAAGATGTAAAAGAAGCAGGTAAAGAATCTTTAGATGTTCTTACTGGAGTAGATGATAGTTTTGATAAAACAGTTGAGACAGTTACTAGAGCTACAGGAGCTATAAAAGGATATGTTAAATCTACTGTAGATGCTGCAACAGAAACAGTTAATCTTAATAACCAAGTTCAAATTGCAGATGCTTTGCAACAAGGACTTATTGAAAAATACGATTTACAAGCCGAACAACAAAGACAAATAAGAGATGATGAGTCAAGATCAATAGAGGACAGAATAAAAGCTAATGAAAAGTTAGGAGAAATATTAGATAAGCAAGAGGAGGAGATGCTTAAAAATGTTAAGTTAAGAGTTGAAGCTGCAGAAAGAGAATTAGCTAAAAATGAGGACAATATAGAATTGAAAGTTAAATTAATAGAAGCTGAAAATGATTTAGCGGCAGTACAGGCACAGGTTGCAGGTTTTAGATCAGAACAGCTTACTAATATAAACGCTTTAGAAAGAGAAAGAATAGACCTTATAAAAGAAGCTAACGAAAAAGAGTTTGAACTTGAGATGGATAGGGTTAAAAATAAACAAATGGCAGTCAATGCTATAGCAGGTTTAATTAATAAAGAATCAGCTATAGGAAAAATAGCATTTATAGCAAAGCAAGGATTAATGCTGAAAGAGATGATGCTAACAGCTAGAAAAGCATTAACAGAAATAGCTGTTGAAAGTGCAGGAGCAGGAGTAGATGTTCAAAAAGGATTTACAGCTACATTAAAAGCAGGATTTCCAAAAAACGTACCCTTACTTATTGCATACGCTGCTCAAGCGGCAGGCGTTATAGCTTCTATGATTTCTGCTGTTGGCAAAGCTAAATCTGCTATACCAAATGCAACAGGTGTAACTGTATCAAGACCTGAAACACCAAACGCTCCATCAACACCTGCATTTAATATTGTAGGATCAAGTGCATCTAACCAACTCGCTGATGTATTAGCAGGACAACAACAACAACCTATTCAAGCGTTTGTAGTTTCTAATGATGTTACTACTGCTCAAGAGCTAGATCGTAATATTATTACAGGAGCAAGTATAGGATAAACAAAATAAATTAAATATTCGTTATAATAATATGAAGATAATAGAACTAATTTTAGGAGATGGTGTTTTTTCAGGAATAGAAGCTATTTCTTTAGTCGAAGCACCTGCTATTGAGGAGGATTTTATTACTTTAAAATCTCAAGAAGTTAAACTTGCTGAAGTATCTAGCGAGAAACGAATCTTAATGGGAGCTTTACTAGTACCAAACAAACCTATCTATCGTAAAAACGCAGAAGATGAGTATTATATTTACTTCTCAAAAAAGACAATAGAGAAAGCATCCCAACTTTATTTAATGAATGGCAATCAAAACAATACCACTTTAGAACATCAACATAAATTAAACGGACTTACTCTTGTTGAAAGTTGGTTAGTTGAAGATGAGGTACATGATAAATCAAGAAAATATGGATTAGATGTGCCTGTTGGAACTTGGATGGGAGCTGTAAAAGTTAATTCTGAAGAAGTATGGGATGAATTTGTTAAAACAGGCAAGGTAAAAGGGTTTAGTATTGAGGGCTACTTCGCTGATAAAGCAGAAAGACCTAAAGAACCTATTAATGATTTTGAAAAAGAAGCAGAAGAAAAATTATCTGTGATCAGAAAAATAATAAGAGATGCTGAAAAAATTTAAAACACCATCAAGAACAAGTCCTAAAGGTAGTCGTAGAGCTTGTTTGTGTGAGGATAATACCTATTCGTCTAAATGCTGTAAGGGTAATTTAGTAAATCAAGGCATAGGCAGTATATAAAAATGCAAATATAAATTTAATAACGTTATAGTAATATGAAATCAACCGAAATTTTAAACAAAATCAAGACTTTTTTAGGAGATGAAAAAGTTGAGGATAAAATTGAGGAAACTCCAGTAGAGTTAGAAGAAACTCCTGTGGAGGAAGCTCCTGTAGAGGAAACTCAATTAGAAAAAGTAGAGTTAGCACAAGCTAAACTTGAAAATGGAACAATAGTAGAATCAGAATCATTTAAAGCAGGAGACGAAATCTTTATCGTAACAGATGATGAGAAAGTAGCAATGCCTGTTGGAGAATATGTAATGGAAGATGGTAAACTTCTTGTTGTTGAAGAAGAAGGAATCATTGCAGATTATAGAGTTGTTTCTGATGATGTACCTCAAAAAGAAGATGAGATGGCAGAAGAAAAAGAGTATGAATCAGTAGATGATGGCAAAGAAGCTGCTGTTGATGACTGGGCAGGTATGGAAAAAAGAATTAAAAATCTTGAAGATGCTATCGCAGATATCAAAAATAGATTAGGCGAAAAAGAAGATTTTGAAAAACTAGAGGAAGAAGTTAAGCAGCAGTTATCAGAAACACCTGCTACTGAACCTATTACTCACAATCCAGAAGTGGAAAAGAAATTCAATCTAAAGTATGCACAAAACAGAAAGCAAAACGCTTTGGATAGAGTGTTAAGTAAAATGTATAATAATTAAAATTAATTAAAAATGGCAAATCCAACTTATACCGCAGGTACTTACGCAGGTGAGTTTAGTGGTAAAATTTTAGGGGCAGCTTTGTTAAGTGCATCAACTTTAGATCAAGGTGCTATAACAATTTTGCCGAATGTTAGGTACAAATCTGTTCTGCAGGTAGGTGCTTGGGCAAACGTAGTTAAGGGAGCTAGTTGTGATTTTACAGCGACTGGTGCTTTAACTTTAACAGAAAAAGTATTAACAACAAAAGAACTACAGGTAAATGCAGAGCTTTGCAAAGGTGATCTAGTTCAAGAATGGCAGGCTTTAGAGATGGGATTCTCTGCTTATGCTGAAATTCCAAACTCTTTTGAGGATTATGTAATTTCAAGAGTAGCTGCTGAAGTAGCAAACTCTACAGAAACTTCAATCTGGCAAGGTGCATCAGGAGCTGATGACTATGATGGTTTTCAGGCTTTATGTGCAGGAGATGGAGATGTAGTAGATGTAGCTAAAACTACTGTAACTGCTACAAATGTAATTGATGAAATGGGCAAAGTAGTAGATGCTGCTAGTGCAAGTGTACTAGGAAAAGAAGATTTAACTTTATATGTATCAAACAATGTAGCTAGAGCTTATATTAGAGCTTTAGGTGGATTTGGAACAAGTGGTCTAGGTGCTGCTGGTATTGATAACAAAGGTACATCTTGGTATTCAAATGGAAATCAATTAACATTTGAGGGTATTCCAATTTTCGTTGCTAATGGTTTAGCTAGTGATAGAATGATCTTGACTTATAAATCTAACTTATTCTGGGGAACAGGTCTATTAGATGATAGAAATGAGGTAAGATTTATTGATATGGCTGACAAAGACGGAAGTAGAAACGTAAGAGTTATCATGCGTTGGACTGCAGGTTGTCAAATTGGTGTAGGAGGAGATATAGTATATTACTCTTAATAATTAATCATAAAAGGGGTAGTTAACCCTGCCCTTTTTTATAATACTTTATAATATGGCTTGTATATTAACTAAAGGGCGTGGATTACCATGTAAATCAGGGGTTGGTGGCTTAAAAGCTATTTACTTTGTTGACTTTGGTGGTCTTGGAGCTTTAACACAATCTGGAGGAGAAGTTTCTGGATTTGGAGGAAGTCCAACACT